GCATATAAGTCGGGATTTCAAAATTTAGATGACATTTCTGATATGTTGGCATATGCCATTGCGACATTAAATGTTGTTATCGTTGAAAAACCTACTGATCTTAACCTCGAAGAAATCGACGCTGATGATTGGAAAACTGTAAGACAAATGTTTGAAGATTATAAATCATTTGCGTTTTTTCGTAACGAGACTCCAAAGGACAATACTCAATAGAGAATATAAAAATATCGCTTTAAGCGAAAATTTAGACGTAGACATTGATGAGTTTGCTTTAGAAAAAATAAAAAAGCAGGCAAAAGATGAATTAGAAAAAAACTGGGCCCGAGTAGTTTATCGGGCCAAGTATAACCTCCCTCCAAACGATCCTCGTTTCTTAGAACTTACAGATGAAGAAATTTTGCACGAACTAGTTTTGCAACTAGAATATTCAAAATGGTGCGATAATAGATTCGAAGAAGAAGATCCCGACGAAAATAAAATCATTTATAGAAATACAGACGAATACAACGATATTGTAAAAAGAATGGAAAAAGGCGAAAACATAGATCTTGATGCTATGATGACTTCTTTAGACGAATGGGAAAAAATAGATGGCTGATATAGACATTGGACTTAAGAACGTGATGAGGGGATTCTCAGAGTCCGTAGATCAGTTAAAAAAATCATATGCATCTCATCCTTTTGGGTCAACGCCAGCCGAAGGAACGCTAGGCCCAGAATTTATGAGAGACATCGAAAACGCGTTTAAGAAACATGTCGATGGAATGTCAGATGCTGGAGAAGAGCATGTAAAGGGATTTAAAAAGGCGTCAGATGAATTTCTGGAAAAATCGACTAAAGCTAATTTAATGATGGCTCCTCTTTATGAGGGTCTTCATCTGTTTGCAAAATATGCTATAAATTATCCTACAGAGATCATGGGAGGAGCTCAAGGAAGAGCGGCTCGTCATGGAAGAAATATTGCGACCGATGTAGGGCAAATTGGATTCGACATTGCGTCAGCAATATCGGCAGCTTTTGGTCCTATGGGAATTATGTTGGGGCTGGGACTTCAGGCTGCAGGTAAGTCGGGTGGAGCAACGCTTTTAGGCAATCTTATTCCTGGTGTTGCAAAAGCAACAACAGAAGCGGGTCTAAAAAGAACGTATGCAGAAGACTTCGAGGCTATGCGATGGCAGAATGAGCAAGCTGCAATGTTTTCAGTTCGAACAGGACGTCTTCAAACTCAAGCTGGTGCTTGGGGAGCGGGCCCTAATTTTGCCAAAAATATGATAGACGATTTAGTGAAAGAATTAAATGAAAATCCAGATCAAATGCAATCCGCTCTTGCTGAAGCATTTAAAGTGGGTGGTGTTAGAGGAATAGAAAATATCGATTCAAAGATTATACAAAAGCTTGTACGTGAAGGATATGGAAGTGCTTCAGAAATAATTGCAATGCAAGCTGCTGCTGGTAGATATAAATATGGTCCTAATGATTTAGCCGACATGACTAATAGGACTGGATTGTCAATGAATGAAGTGCTTCCGTTCATGCAGAGGACAGCAACTCAGTACTACATGTATGGTGGCCAAACGGCTTCTGAAATAAATAAATTCGTAGGGAATACCGAATTAGGTAGTATGAATCTTCAAGCCGGCTTAGGAATGCTTTCTCAGCCAGCTCAGGGTGCTTCATCTGCTGGAGGTGAAGCCGTTGAAATGATTCAATATAGTGAGTATAAAAAAGAATTTCCTACTGCGAGTTATTTAGATTTCCTTGAAGATAAAAGAAATGGTTTTGCTAGCAAACGGTGGAGGCAGTTTGTTGGAAAGACTGCGAGTAGACTTGCAGGTACACAAATTGGTCGTCTCACTGCGGGAGCTCTAGGACTAGGAGCTCCCGGCACTATAGAGAAAACTGCAAGCGAATATGCTCAAGGAATGGGTGAAGATGTTTATCGTACTGGTTCAAGAATAACATCAGCCGAAGAGGGTAAAGCAGGAGCCTATGGAACGCAACACTTTGCTGCAATGGAGGCAAGCCTGCAGTATACTAATAAATTTTTAGGAAAGTTTTCGGGAAGAATGAAAGAATTTGCAGACAATATGAGAGACATAGCTTCTTCCACTGACGATATTGTTACAGATACAATAGAAACTAGAAGACGAATTAGAGAAGAAGTAAAACTCAATTGGTTTTATTTTGGAAAAGTTGATAAAGATGGAAATCCTTTGAGGGAAGATAAAGCAGACAAAAAGAGAAGTAGATAATGCAACAAATCCTTAGTTTCTCCATAGACATCTTCGACATTAGAAGAAAAGATGTATTGAAAATCAGAGACGATTCAAGTCTCGTGTCGAGAATACAAATACAAAAAGACATTCAGTTGAACAATCAAGCTGTTATCGTTTTTGCTAAATCAAAATCTTATGAGCAGCTTGAGGTTCAAAAAACTCTAAAGCTCTTCAACTATGTAAAAATAAAACTCATAGTAAAAAACAAAGGACTAGGCGAAGAGACGAAGGAAGATACTTTCTATTTTTCTGGTTTCATAACAGGAGAAGGAAATCAAAATACCTACGGACAGACTCCCATGTCGAACGTCAGTATTACGATTTCAGACTTCTCAACTCTCTTCAAGACGACGTTCTATACAAAGAATCTAACATTTCTAGACATTCTTCAAGAGGCAGAACCTTCATTCAGACTGCTTAACTTCTCAGAGGTTTTCAATGACAAAGACAACAAACTTCTTGACGATTTTTATTCAATAAATCAAATAGGCTATGTCTTTTTTGTATTTTTCTTTTTTAGATTTCTCTATACTATTGTATACGAAATCCAAGGAGGTACGGCAACTCCAAAGAGAGCCAATGGTGAAAAAATCTTCAAAGACTTCAAGATTTTTATGCCATTTGGATTTGACGTTGAAAAAGAAGGCAAAACTAAACAAGAATCTCTATTCAAAAATCAGGTTTCTTCTCTCATTATCTACAAGCATCTTCAGGGTGTCGCACTAGATTTATACAAATACTTGTATCCTGAACCGATTTTTGAGTTTACAACCTATGAGACGCAAGATTCGGTTATACTTCAGATACGTCCCACTCCTTTCATGTGCTTTGACGCCAACAAACAAAATCTAAGCAATCAAGAGATTGTTGAATCTTACAATGTTATAGAAGAAAAAGAGTTTGGTCACAAGTTTGTTTCAGAACTTCCCGTAGGATTGGGCGGAGACTATCCCAACTCTTTTATTGAGCGTCACTTGTATAAAAATGATGTAACAAAAAGGGTGTTTGTCGCGACGGAAAAGTCGAAGGGAATACATCCAAGAGACCTATTACCCAATCAGAATGAAACAATAGAACTGATGGATAGATTCTACAAGATGATTCCAGTGAGCGTGAAGTATCTTGAATCGTCATCGTTCTCTCGCTCTGCGCAATCTGTTGTAAACGTAATCTGGACTACTCCAGCCACAGACACAGCTGTGCTCCAGACTTCTGGTCGTCAGCTTGTGTATGCTCTCTTAGAACAAAGGCTCCCGCTGGAAAACGGAAAGCGTTCTCAAGCAGGATTCAGACAATACGTAAACGACCAGTTTGTCAGTACAAAAGACCCTAATCCAGTCTTCTTGATGAACTATTCTGATAGTGATTTCATTTCTGGAGACATGAAGTATTTTGGATTTAGAGAGTTTGAAGTCAAGTGGAACTGCTTGACGCTATACGAATCTTCGGCTCATCACATTCTGAGCTACATCGACAAAGCTATTTTGCAAAAGATAAAAGACGATAGTGAAAAAGACACTACAACATGCCAGATGCTCAAAGATGCTCTCAACGCAGAAGCTCAAAGAAGTGAAAGAAAGAAGAAGCAAAAAGTAAATAGAAATGTATTAGAAGCTCAAAAGATTGGCATTTTCTACAAAGAAGCACTAGAAAACACCGACTTCAAAGCTGCTCTAAAAGTGTTCGGAATCGACCCCAAGACCTTCAATAAAGATTCTGTTGTAAAGTTCATACAAGACATGAGAGAAAAAGGAACAGGAAATCTCGGTTCATTTGTAGCTAAACTCAATGGAATAATCGCTAAATCGTACAGAGAAAACGAGCATCTTTATGACGGAAGCATAACAAAGCCTATTGATGTATCGATTCTGCCTGGAATGATTATTGATTCTAAATACGAAGGGCATGCTCAGTACAACTCACCTCGATTCAGAGGTTATGTTTCTGCAGTAAATCATGTTATGGATTTCAATTCTGCGACAATGAAAACAACTATTATGATGACTAGAACAGCATTAGAAAACTCAAAGGTATCAAGTAATGTTTCTGCTAGATAATCCTGCTCAACAGCCCGATTCAACAATCTATCTGGCTAAAGTCATTCGATTCTATCCGAGCAGCTGCACAGCGGATGTTGTAACTATTGATGACAACATTTCTCTAACTGGATGTATGATTTCATGCTCTACGCCTGCTGGATTTACGTTTGGAGAGAAGTATTATCCGACATTTGACGGAGATGAACGCGAAGATGAGTATGTGACGTCTCCTGACAGCATTTACTGTCTAGCAACATACATAAATAGTTATTATCAGCCTGTTATTTTAGGATTTCTTTTTCCAAAGGAAACTGCACTCTCTATTCCAGACTATGGAATGTATTTGTTTAGACACGAATCTGACGTCATACAAATGATTAGAGGCGATGGAACAGTTCAGTTCTATCATCCAAGTGGAAGCATAATAAAGATAGGTTCGTCTGACACTGATGAGATTTCTGCATTAGAACCTGCAAAAACGATTTCTAACTACATACAAAGTTCTTCTGATTACAATGCGAAACGACAGACCTCTCTGTACATAAAATGGCATGCTGGTCAAAACGTCATTATAGATTCTACAGGAAATGTTACTCTAAAAACAAGAGACGATGCAGCAACTATTACGATTACTCCCGAAGGTCAAATAACAATGCAATCAACTCAATCTATAAGTGCTTCAACCGATGGAGCTGTTTCGGTTTCATCTGGATCGAACATCGATGTTGTTTCTTCGGCAATCGTCAATGTTACAGCTTCTCAAGTCAACTTTATAAAGGGATAATAATGGATAGATACAATCCAAATAGTAGCCGGCTCATAGTTCTTTCGGTTTATGCGGGAAGCGGAGGCGTACAATATTTATTTCCTTTGAATCCATCTTCTTTGACGATAAATCAGCAGAACAGAGTGAGCTCAACATTTACGTATGCTGGAAAAGTATTTCAAAATCTTGGTGCAGGATTAAAAACTATTTCTATTGAAGGGCATACTGGTTATAAACTAGATCTTGGAAAGTACGGTCTTCAGAGTGGATCATCAGACCTTTCAATTGCAGCCACTCATTCATTGGAAAAACAAACGGGAGGAAGGCATTGGCTTGACCTGTATTCTATTATTCAGCTAGTAAAAGGTGAAAACAAATATTTGAGTGGCGTGGTCGACGAAATCGATCAATTTTATTCAATCGATAATATTGATAAGATATTTTCTGTAAAACTGACTCTTCCAGATCAAGGAATAACTTATGATGTTATTCTTCAAAACGATTCATTCATGCGCAATAGAGAGCAGCCTAATCTTTATAAGTATAAGCTAGATTTTATTGTTATTGATGAGTACATCGGATCGAGCTTGGCGATTTCTCCTGAAAAGGATTTTATTCCACCGCCCGAAGGAATACTATCTGAGATAAATGATTTAGCAAAAGATCTCAAAAACGTCAAGTCGTTTTTCATGTCATTACCAGGTGTTCAGACTGCTTCTGACCTCTATAATAATGGTCTAAGCTATGTCGAAAAAGCTATTAGAGCAGGGAACTTCTTCATAACGTCAGCAAACTCGGCTATAAGTGATTTACGTCGTCTCGAAAGAATGACAGATGCTCTCAATAAGATCACATTGAATCTTTCATTGGTTAGAGGTGTAGTGAATCAAATAAAGACCTTCGATGATCTAAAGACAGCGTTCTACGAACCCTACATACGATTCAAGAACATCGACGCTCAGCTAAGTCTTCTTGAAAAGTCAATGACGGGTTCGATAAACAAACTGTCTTTTGATGTTAGTTTGACAAGACTGGCTTCAATCTCGGCGCCTGTTACTCTTGCGGCGAATAAAGCAACGGTGGCACAGTTTCAGAAAGACGTACGACAGCTGAATCAAATAACATTTCCATTTCCAGTCGACTATGTTAGAGAAGTTATTGACGGTGACGAAACAAAGATAGTGGTGTATTTCAAACAAAGTCCATCTTCGCTAAATGTTGAAAACGTTTCTGTGTTCGCTTATGGAGATTTTGGACGTGAAAACAATCTCGTCGAAGATCTAAACGACACTAGTATGACTCTTTCGACGAGTTATTCAGAAACTGGTTATGTATACGATTTTATTATAGATTATAACTATGAAACTTTCGAAACTATTACGAAACCGAAGTATAAAAGTCTAAAGCGTGTTATAATAAATAATGGCGATACGATCGATTCACTAATAAGGCATTACGCAAAAAACGAGTCTCGAGAATCGAAATCTTACATTTCAGAAGTCGCGTATCTGAATAACATTGAATACCCGTATGTCGTTACAGAGGATGATCCTGTGTTCGAGGCTTATTTAGGTTCTTACGGATACAAGATTTTCAGCTCTAATGGAGAATTCACGCAATACATCTATAACATAAACATTGTCGATACTCCAGGAATAAACATGACTTTGTTCGATTCTTCTATTGCTGACGAAACTCAGTTCTTGATTCAACAGCCCGAAGTGATCGAACAAATAAAGACATCTAATAAGTTTTTTGTCATTATTATGAAAGAAACTTATTCTAGTAGATGCTACGCTCTCTTTGGAATGACAGATTCTGAATCTTGTTCTATGTTTGCTGCCGACAGCTATGTATTATGCGCTCTAGATAAAGGTAGATCTTACGACATCAATACGAATACTCTATTTGAGATTTTGAGTCCGTATACTATAACTTCAGACTTGATCGATTACTATGGCCAATCAGACCTTTTCGACGCTCAAACATCAGATGATCTTTATGAGGTTGAGTCGATTGTAATAAATGCAATCTACGAGCAAAACATTGGATCGTTTGCATCGAATGCATTTCCTTTTTTGAACTATGATTCAACTGCTGAAGATCTTGATGCTGAAGCAGCTCGTTTTGATGCACAAAAGATCTTCTTATCGGGCGATGCAAACAATAATGGATACGCTATTTTGACGAACTTTGTTGCTGTCGGAGGAACCACTGAGAGTGATTATTCTATTGCGGCTTACACTCAGTATCGTATTCTTACAAATGGTCAGGAAATACTTCTTCCTTCATTTGAAGATAGCTTCATTCCATTCGCCGATGTTTATGCGAAGGAAGATACTTATAAGATCGATCTCGATGCACGATTTGAATACCTGGATGATCAGCACATCTCAATACTTCCAGGGTATGACGATGTGGCAGGAGTGCTCGATTTCAAGCTAGTGAATGGAATAGAGAACGTTAGACAAGCTATAAAGAACAGGCTAGAGTGTCCTCAAGGAGGACTCATACTCCACATGGATTATGGAATGCCCGATCTTCTTGGCAAAAAGAATACTGCGGAAAATCTGATTTTATTTAGATACAATCTATTTCAGCAGTTGGTATCAGACAATAGAATAAGATCGGTCAATAACATGAAGGTTTCTTCGAAAGCCGATGCTATCATTGCTGAAGCTAATGCAGTCCTGGTAAATAACGACGAAATACGTGTAAACACTACGTTTTAGGATGAGATAAAATGACAGTACAGATAAAAGATGCCGATACTATAAGAACGGACTTCATAAACTTTCTTCGCTCTGCGATAGAAGAAAATGGAGGCCCTAGTGTTACAGATTATAATGTCGGAAGTGTTTTGAATGTTCTAACTGAGGCTTTCGCAGATGTTTTAGAGAAATACTATTTTGACTTATTTCAGGTCACTAAAGAATCTCTAGAGAACATCTACAATGGATTCAACTTCTATAAGATGCCTGGAAAGAAGGCTCTTGTTGAGTTGAAAATCTACATTGATGCCGAGCTTGCTGCATTGTCTTCTCCCACATACTTCTCTATTCCTCGAGGCACGACGGTTTCTACAGAGGATGGAAGTATTGTTTTTGAGATTATTGATGATTACGATTCTTCGAGTATCATTGTTTCGGCGTCGGGCGAGTTTACAGGAAAAGCAGAATACTCAGTTCGAGCACTCGCGGTAAATGATGGAACAGAAGGAAACGTAGCACAGAACGCCATTACCAAGTTTGTCTCTTCGATAACAAATACGAACAACTTCTCATACTGGATTAGAAACTCTTCGGCTTCTGGTGGAACAGATGCTGAATCTGAAGAAGACATGAAAGCAAGATTTCAAAAGTATCTCATTTCAATGAGGAGAGGAACAAAGGAATCATTAGAATATGCTTTAGCATCTAATGCGGCTTTTACAGGTCTGATGTATTCTATAAGCGGATATAGGCATCTTTACGTCGTAAAGCAACGCTCTGGCTCTATTGATACAAATAACTACGATATTGATTTGACTCTAAACAATAAGTTTTATCCTTCATATTCGCTTCTAACCGATGAGGATGCCGCGACAGCTTCTACATCAGATCCATTTTATCTATACATAGGAAGCGACGAAAAGTTCTTCAACGTTCTCTTCTCAACTCAATCTATACCTAATCCTGCAACAGTGGGCTCTTACGATATATTATCGACGTCGTCTAATCCTACGCATGGAGGAATCCAATATTGGGATTCAAATAGCCAGAGCTGGCAACTCGTTACGCCATATAATATCATAACTGATGCAGAACATCCTCTTGTTGAAGAACAATATATTTCATGGACTCTTGATTCAACGAGGTGGGGTAAATGTTCGATAAGAGATTATTCCGCTTATTTTATAAGGATTCCTATAGTTAAATCTGATTCTGGTTTGAACTCTTACGACGTTTTCAAGACGATGACTTATCCATTCCCTGGATACATAGACATCTATTGCTTGAAAAACTATCGAGATAATGTTACAGATGACGATAAACAGCTCATCACAGAATCTATTGATGCCTTCAAGGCAGCTGGTGTAATAACGACTGTCTCTAATGCTTCCGTGATTCAACTTCATCCGACGATCATTATTCAAACATCAAATTTGACATCTTCACTTATTCCTTCTGATATTGTCGAAAGCATCATAAATGATGTAACAACATTTTCAAATGGTAAAAATATCTCTATCGACTTTTATCGAAACGAGCTGTATTCGTACTTATATTCACGATATAGTCAATATGGAAATCTTTACGTCTATTATAAATATGATCCTTCAATCTACGAAGATGTTTCAATCGGAATATATAAGGAAGGATTTAGAGATCAGATTTTAGACGCATCAATAAATGAAAAAATAGATCTCATACTTCCAGATGTTTACATTATTCAGAATCTAAACTCTGTGGTGAATACTCTAACCTCAGGACTTTATAATAACAACTATTACAGCTATTATGCTGACACTCTCTGCGTTTTATAAGAAAAGGAAATAAACATGCCTTACGATCAAATGTTTCGAACAGAAACTTCTCCTTTCGATCATACAATATGCGCTCGATGGCCGTATGTTTTGTTTGCAGATCAAGAATGGGTTTCGTCATCGTATTTGAACAATTCATTGGAAGGAGAACTGTTCACACCCGATGCAGCATATTCAGACGGTTCATATGTTATCACAGACGAAGGCGCTTATTTCAAGCCAGATTTTTATTTTTACAAGGCTGGCGGCCCAGATTCAGCTACTCCATATTCTATAAGACCAAATACGCAAAACGGGCTATCGATCAATAGCAGCAATATATGTACGATCATATGCACTACTTCGACGACAATAGCAGTCGGAGATATTGTATCTGTTACAGGTCAATACTGGAGTGCCAACACTCCTTATATGAATGGAAGCTATGTTGTTAGAGCAGTCGACACAACAACTAACGCGAATGACACAATATCATTCGAATACAATACAGGGGGAGTAGCATACGCAGCTACTTTATTCAATTCGTCATTTGCTAATAGATATTTGAGCAAAAGCCCTGTCTTTGAAGTCAGAGATAATCGGTCAACCTCTGCAGCAAAAGGAAAAAGCTTTACATCGATAATATTTACGCCAAAATATTCATATTATTGCTCTACTGCTGCAGACAATCAGAGAAGTGCATGCATGGATGTTTATACAAGATTTAGATTTCAACTTGGTCACGATACTCTAGCTCAAGGTGGAATAAACTCAAATCTGTTCAATGTAATAGATGAAAGTACGGGATATAATATAAAGCCAGTTCTGTGGGCATATTTCTTTGGATACAATCTTGAAGATGCCGATGCTGATATATTGCAATCTTCGGGCAATGTTTTTGAAGTCGCGTTCAATTCATATGCTGTTATTTTGAGGCCTACCGGAGAAGGTTCAAGACTTGAGTTTGCCTTTGTGAAGTTTTCGTGGGGAACAGATTGTAGAGATTGGATGAATTCTATCATCGACAATAAGCTAAAACAATACACTGTATCTGAGAATCTTTTAGGATATTTAGTTTCATCAAATCCCGATGTTCTAAAGACCGGCGACACTCCTATTGTCACTGAGTTGGCAGTGTCAGATTCATTTGCTTATAACTCGGAACTTCCCACAAGGTTCAATCTAAAAATAACTGTTAGAAAGCATCTTCTTACCGACTCTTCGACAGATAACACTTACCTTGTAAATCTTATGGTGAATGACGATTATAATAGTTTTGGCCCGCAAAAACATTACGATTCGATTCTTCATACGTATATTACAAGGCCGAATCCTATAACGAGAACAGTTACAATGTCTGCAACGCCTCCTTATCCAAAGTCAGCTCTACTAATGCCAATGTTTTATTTCAAGTTCAATAATATCAACGACGAAGTGACAGGTGCCCCCAATATATTTGAATCGCCAATATATGCTGGTTCTAGCAAGATTATTTTAGATAATCTTATTCTTCGACCAATTAACGCTGCACTTCCATCACTAGTATAAAGAGGTAATCATGTCTAGACTATTTTCAAATAATGCAAAAACAAGATTAGCAGCCGACATAACTGCAGAAAATGGAATAACTTTCAGCGTTACAACTGGTGAAGGCTCACTGTTCCCCACGATAGCGCTGGCAAGCACCGACTTCTTTGTCATCACATTAGAAGATACTGTTGGGAATAAAGAAATAGTAAAAATAACATCTCGTTCTGGAGACATATTTACTGTTGCTTCAACGCTGGGAAGAGGGCTTGAAGGGACTACAGCTCGAGCGTTTTCTGCAGGGTCTCTTGTTGAGCTCCGCTTGACTTCTGAGTTTATCGATCACATAAAGAAGGGCTCTTTTACTTTTGTCATCGATGGCGGAGGAACAACCATCACAACAGGAATAAAGGGATTTATTGAAGCGCCCTTTGACGGAACAATAAAGGGAGTAAAGCTATTTGCCGATCAAGAAGGTTCTACATCTGTAGATATCTATAAAGACACTTGGGACAACTACAATCCCAATATAAATCCCGATGAATCTATCTGTGCTCTTTCAACAAATCTTCCTACTATTACTGTGAATAATAAGGCTGTTGCCGACCTGACAGGATGGGCTGTCGAGTTTGAAGAAGGAGATATTTTCTATTTTGAAGTTGTGTCATGTACAGATATCACAAAGCTAACAATATCAATGTCAGTTGAGAGATACTAAGAATGTTCAATTCAATACCAGTAGGGTTCTCAGAAGTAAATGGAAGCAGTTGGCTTCCTGAAGAACCTGTTTTGACTATTCAAACAGCTGAAGATTTCAACTCACTTAGCTGGACTTCTTCTAGATTTACAGACTTCTTTAGAATCTACTGGTCTAAAGATCCATTTGATGAAATAGATGAAGAAGGCGTAAACGAGATTATCTTGAGCGATACTGGTTCGGCATTCTTCCCAGGACTAACGCCAGATGTCTTGGTGACTTATACGCATGAGTTTCCTGCATCTTATAGCTTGTCGGTTCTTTATTATAGAGTGTATGCATACAATAAAAACGGCGGAACTTTATCAAATCAGGTCGATTCATACAACTTCCGTATAGCGATTTATGAAAGCATTTATGAAAAGACGCTCGAAGAAATGACACTCAGATTTACTCCAGAGCTTCGTAGACAGTATCAAGATTCAATACTGTGGCGTTCGTTCGTTCAGTCTCTCTGCTCAGAACTAGCTACTTGCAGATTTGAAATAAAAGAAGCAGTAAAACAGCTCAACATACAGAAAGCTGTAACTTATTTTCTAAATGCTTGGAGTCAGCTCTCAGGAATCGTCAGACAATCAAGAGTAGATACTCTAACTGGAGAGGTAAGACCAGAAACAGATGTAGAATACAGACAACGATTAATGGATAGCATCTTCTGGGATAGAATCTCAAATGTCGCATTGAAGAAAACAATGTTGCTAAAACTCGGGTATGAAGTCGACGTAATCGATGATGGCGTTAGTCCTAATGAATTCGACAACTCTACTCTTGGTGAGACAATCTACGAAGCGACGCATGACGCTGTCTTTACGCCAGGCGAAATGCTAACTTTTGTATTTATTGGTCCGAACAAGACAGCGACATACGTTTCTGATACTGGAACAACTTTGTCGTATAGCGGATCATCGGGACTTTCTGGTCTACTACCCAGTAGTGTACTTGGCTTTGCTTCAGCGATGGTGACCATACCTTCGTCTCCTCCTATGGGCGATCCAACTGGAACTATGGATCATGGTGAAATAACAAATGCATTTGGCACATCATTTACTCCAGGAAATCCAATACGATTCTTCAATAAAGACTATGTTGAAACAGCATTTGGAAAAATAGTTTCAAATGTCGACAATACTATAAAGTTTACTCTTATAGACGGAACTCCAAGTCAGTATGACGTTATGGAAGACATGACTACGTTGTCTAGATCGGTTCTTGTTACTGATGTAGAACTTTCTTCGTCGGTGAATGTAAACTCAAAACTATTGTCAAATGTTTATCGTATCGATTTGGGTTCTAAGCTTTTACCTGACAGCACTCTCAATGAAATCTACGATTATATTTCTTCATTTGGTTCAATAGGAAATGTCTTGATAGAGATTCTTCAAGATATCTCTCAGGAATTCAACGATTGGGATGCTACATTTGGTTCTATATATTATGGACCGATATTCATGGCTGCTCCGCCGTATTCTTCATCGGCAATATATAGAGCTGGAACGCCCGAAGTTGGTGAAACTCTGTGGAGTATTTCTTCAGTTATTTATTTAGACAATCAATACACTATGGGAGACGGCCGACTATTTGATCACAACGACACTCCCGACGATTTAGTGATTCTAACAAGGATAGAATAAGATGGATAAAATCTGTAAAAAGTCTAGAGTAAATGTAATAGTTCGCGATAAAGAAACAGGTGAGGTTCTATTTGAAGATCACAATCTGTTCGTCATATCCGGAAGGCAGTTCTTGGCTCAGCTAGTTCGAGGAGTCTTATCAGGATTTGGAGTTGAATATTATACTTGTGATTTAGCTGAAGGTTCTTCTATTCCCGAGCATGAAGATATTGATATTTC